ATTGAGATGAGATACGTGAACCACGCAATAGCAATGAGCTTGCAATGAAACAACTTAGAACAATAGCGAGACGGGGAGAGTGAGTTATATAGATAGTGAGGACATATCTCGCCCGAAGGCGAGAGTTAACGAGCCGAGGACTGTACTAAACGCGAGATAGTCCGAACGAAAGATATATGGACATTACTGATAATGTATGAAAGAGAAAGAGAAGTATACTATATATAGTAGGTATAGGAAGGTAAGTAAGTAAAGAGTATGTCTGAGGTTTGTAACATTGGGAACTAACAATATGTTATATACTAGACATATGTTAACAAAGTATACCATATATAGTATATGTAAAAGTATAGGGGTGGGATAAGTATTTGTGCGTGTGCGTAGCACGCGCTCTAGTGGGGTGGGGGTAGGTAAGGTATAAAATATATGAAATGTACAACAGGTGGTTAACGCGTAACGGGGGATATTAATGTGGCGTGGGGTGGTTTATGTATGTAACCCCTAAAAAAATTACTGGTAACTAGCTTAAAAAAACATGACACTTACCTGAACAGTTGACTGGGAAAGTGTTACAGGAGGATTGTAAAGTCCTGCTTAAGTAAGTGTCTAGTTTATTATACATTAAACGTACTATATGTACAGTATAAAAAATGTTTTTTTTATAGTACGCTTGGTTTGGGGTCTTTCGGGCAGGAGCAGGCATATATACAGGGTATATTAAAAAATTTAATTCTTTTTCTTCGTATGTCCTCGGGTACTCGCTTTTGTGGTAATCCCAGTCCTAGCCTTCTGCTAGTAGCGAGCTTTCGTACGCCTGATATCCTCTTTACCTGTAACATACTATTTAAAAAGAATGTTTGTATAAAAGCATATTAATACTAACATAGATTTAAGTTAATAGGAGGTATTTATTTATGAATTTAAACCACAACTGGATGTGGGTCAAAAAGGCGAAGAGTTGGTCAAACTATTCTATGAATCAAAAAGGGAGGGTGCAAAAAATATATACATTGTACGTCCAACCAAAGAATGGGAGCAGAAACAAGGTGCTGACTTCTTCGTGGTTAACAATGAATTAGGAACAAAATATTTTGAGGTCAAGACTGACACTCAAACTAAAGATACAGGGAATGTAGCACTAGAGATACAAATAGTGTATGGGGATACAGACAAACGTATTGGGTGTGCTTTAAAAACATTCCCTGATTATCTTTTCTACTGGGTATACCCAACCCAGGACATCCTTTACTGGAATCCTCAAGAGCTAAATCCTTTTATTGTAGATTGGATTGCCGAAGGCAAAAGAATAGTGGAAGTAGAAAATAAAAATTTTTTTTCACGCACTATGTTAATAACAATGGAGGAGATGTTTGACACAGGAGTTGTTAAGAAGATACAAGTATCAGAAAATTTAATTGAGAAAGTATTGCACGAAGAGGATGCTACTTCACCCTTCTAGTGTGACCCCAACGTGACTTGCGTATAATTTCTTTATGCTCTGTATCGGAAAGACAAGGCAACCCATCAATGTGATGTTGGTATTGTTCGTTACATACTAAACAACGTTGATGTCTGTTGTATGTAAAGTCAACTTGAGCCATAAGATAATCTAAGTTAATAGCTACTTGTCTGCCAATTTGATTAATGTTTTTTTCCTCCATAGGTTTTACTATAATAACATAATGATTACTAACTGCAAGGTTTGTAAAAAACAGTTGAAGTTTTACAGGAAATGGAAATCTTGTGTTAATCTTGCATGTATAGAGTACAACAAAAAATTAAGGAGATATGACATTGTACGGCAAAATGAAGAAGTCAAAGCCGAAGAAGAGTAGGAAGTCTCGCAAGTCTAAAAAAATGTATTAGTATTAATACATGGCTATTAACACTGAAGGACAACTTTCTAGTAACTTACCTAAGGCGTATCAACTATACCCTCAAGGTAGTCAGAAGTGTGCTAACTGCACACATTTTGTAGAAGGGTACTGTAAACTTTTTAAGGCATCAGTACAGTCTTTTGCTTGGTGTAAAAAATGGAAGGGTGGTGCAAGTGGCTCCTAAGAAAAAACCTAAAAGAAAACCTATTAATGCGAAGACTAAAGCTACGTTACAGAAAAAAGCTGCGAACTCAAAATATACATATTCGCAGTTGGCTGCCGTCTACCGTAGAGGGCAAGGTGCTTATTTATCTTCAGGGTCTAGGTCTGCTAGCATGGCTGCTTGGGCGATGGGTAGAGTAAATAGTTTTATAAAAGGTGGACATTCTCAAGATAATGATTTAAAGAAGAAAGGTAAGAAGCGTGCCTCCAAAAAGAAAAAGAAGTAGGCGTAAGGTTAAGTATGAGAAGGGTGTACCTTATAAGTATTTACAGAATAAAAAAAATTCTAAGTCTTCTGTGGCACGTGAGATTCGAGCTACAGCTAAGGCTTATAAAGAAGGACGATACATAGATTTGAAAAAGGTACAGAAATCAAGAGCTGTTAGGAAGAAGAAATAATGTCACACGCTAATCGTAAAAAGGCTTTACTTAAAAAACATGGACTTAAAGGTGTTAACAAACCTAAACGTACACCTAAGCATCCTAAGAAGTCACATGTTGTTTTAGCTCAAGAAGGTCATAAACTTAAACTAATTAGATTTGGTCAGCAAGGTGTATCAGGTGCAGGTAAGAATCCATCATCTGCTAAACAGAAAGCTAGACGTAAATCTTTTAAAGCGAGGCATGCAAAGAATATTAAAAAGGGGAAGATGTCGGCAGCCTATTGGGCTGATAGAGTTAAATGGTAAACGTAGTATGTGCAGTTCCTGACTGTGCAAATTTATTACCAAAGGGGCAGAGAAAATTTTGTTCAGACAAATGCAGACAGCTTATAGACAAGAGGAAATGGCGTGCTAAACAAAATGGTGAAGTCTATATCCTTCCTGAAAAGAAAACAAATATTAAAGCTAAGAAACCTAAAAAACAAACTCAGTCGGAAGATGGAAGAGCTAGTGCTAGACGTGGGAACATTTATGACAAGTTCGTACAAGATGGAATTATTCACGAAGTATTACAAGACAGTATTACTAGAGAAGAAGCTGCTCAATTACTTAAAGTTAGTAAAGCACAAATCTCTAGGTTTATGGCTGCGTATCAAGAAGACGTTGAATTAGAAAAAGCACAAGCAGATTGGGATGTACCTGAAGCTGCTATCGAATCTTTAGATTCTTTTAAAAATTTTAGAAACAGATATTTTTTAACGGAGAAGGGTGTTCCATTTGAAACTGCACCATTTCACGAGAAGTGGATAAATGCATTGAACACAGCTATTGATGAAGGTGGACAACAGATGATACTGTCTCCACCTCGTCATGGTAAAACAGAACTGCTCATACATTTTGCTATATGGCGTATTATGAAAAATCCTAATATAAGAATTATGTGGGTAGGTGGTAACGAAGATATAGCTAAGAACTCTGTCTCATCTGTAATAGATACATTAGAATCCAACGAAGGACTTAAAGAAGATTTTTGTGGACCAGGTGGTAGCTTTAAACCTAAAACAAGAACAGGTAAGTCTTGGTCACAAAATGGTTTTACTGTATCTACTAGAACAGTACACGGTATAAAGTCACCAACAATGATTGGTATAGGTAAAGGTGGTAAGATACTTTCTCGTGACTGTGACTTAATTATTGCAGACGACATTGAGGACCACGCATCTACAGCACAACCACGTGCAAGACACAATACTAAAAACTGGTGGACTACAACTCTTGCATCTCGTAAAGAGGAACATACAGCAATTATTGTTATTGGCTCAAGACAGCATCCTGATGACTTGTATAGTTCTTTAGTTGAATCAGAAGCATGGGAAACAATAGTAGAAGAAGCACATGATTCTAGTTGTACTATACCTGAGCTAGAAGAAGAAGAACATTTTGATTGTATGCTTTGGTCAGGATTTAGAACATACAAATGGTTGATGTCAAGAAAACGTGATGCTATGACTACAGGTGGTTTACAGAGATTTGAAATGGTTTATCAGAACAGACCAGGTGAAGGTGGTGCAGCTATCTTCGACTTAGAAGCTATTACTAAATGTATGGATAAAAATAAAGTAGTAGGAGAGATACCAAGAAACTCTTACTTAGTCGCAGGCTTAGACCCTGCAGCATCAGGTTATCAAGCTGCTTTCTTATGGGCGATACTTGATGATGGTGAAGATGAATTACTTCAAATGGTAGATATACAAAATAATAAAGGTGGTGGTATAGAAGAAGCACTACAAGTTATTAAAGACTGGCATCAACAATATCATTTGTTTCACTGGGTTATAGAAGAAAACAACTTTCAGAAAGCAATACGACAAGACCCACGTATAAAAGAATATGCAAATAGGAATGGCATTATCTTAGAAGGTCATGAAACCTACAAGAACAAATGGGATAGTCATTTTGGTGTTACATCACTAGCACCTATGTTTCAGGACAAACTAATAATTTTACCATACGGCAATACAGAATCTATGGTTAAGTCAGAGATGTATAGGAAACAATTATCTTATTTTTCAGCAAAGCGAAAAAATGTTTATAAATCTGATATAGTTATGGCTAGTTGGTTTCCAATTAAAGTTTTACGTAAGTTGCAAAAAGCACACTACTCTGATATAGGAATTGACTACATACCTAGCTATGATGGGTTTGATATAGTAGAATGGAATGACGCTCCATGGAGATAAATGTTAGTTAAAGATATATTAGATAGAACTAGATTCTTAAAAGAAATGCATGATGAAGCATTACCTGATAGAGCAAGGTTTCGTGCAATTATCAATGGTGGTGAAAACGGAATCAAAGCATTACTAGGTCAATCAATATCTAGTATGGATGCAGATATGTTACCTGCTCCTAACTTATTGTTATCAGCTTTAGATAGACTTGCACAAAAATAGGAAGAGTTCCTTCTTTAGATGTACATATCACAAACCCTAGAGATAGTGAAAGAAATAAAAACAAAAAAGATAAACTAGAACGTATCGTTACATCATACGACCAGTTTCAAAAATTAGATTTACAGCTACCACAAGTAGCTAGATGGCTACCAGGATATGGTTTTGCTGTTTGGGTTATAACAAGTAAGACAGACCCTGATGGTAATGTATATCCAGTAGCAGAACTACGTGACCCGTATACAACATTCCCAGGTTATCAAGGTGCTAATCAAATGGCAGAAGAGCTTGTAACTATTAGAAGCATACCTGCTGACGTATTAGTAAGAATGTACCCTGAACTTAAAAGTTATTTTGCAGAAAAAGGTGAAGAAACACAAGAACCTTATGGTTTTACTACAGGTATATATACAAACTATGGTCAAGAAGGTTCATGGGAAAACTCTAATGACAATGGTGAAATTGTAGTTGAGTACATAAATCCTGAAGGAACATACATTGTACACGTTGCATCTAATAAAATTGTAGATTTTGTACCTAATCCACTTAAATCAGGACCATCCTTTGTATGTGCTAAAAGATATTCTTTTGACCAAATACAAGGACAGTTTGACCAAGTTATAGGTTTAATGGCTGCTATGGCAAAAATTAACGTTATGTCAGTTATTGCTATGGAAGATGCTGTATTTACAGAAACAAACATAGTTGGTGAGATTGAATCAGGACAATACAGAAAAGGTAGAAATGCAATAAATTATCTTACTCCTGGTTCTCAAGTAGTTAAACCAGTCAATAACTTGCCATATCAGTTGTTTGAATCAGTATCAAGAATAGAAAGACACCTTAGAACTGTTGCAGGTTATCCAGTTAGTGATGATGCTATATCACCTAATAGCTTTGTTACAGGTAGAGGACTAGAAGAATTACAAGCAGGTATTGGTGCTATGGTAAACGAATACCATATGGTCTTACAAAATGCTATTCAAGAGATAGATTACAAAAGATTAGAGTTAGATGAACTATCTTTAAATAAACGTAAACCATTAGTAGGAACACTACGTGGTTCAGCATTTGCAGAAAACTATACACCTAGTACAGATATTGCAGGTAACTACCTAACTAGACGTAAATATGGAGCTATGGCTACATTTGATGAGGCTAGCAAAGTTGTTACAGGTTTACAGTTACTACAAGCAGGTATTATAGATAAACAAACTATGCAACGTGAGATGGATGGTTTAGAAGATTTACAAGCTATTAATGAACGTATCACTAGAGATAAAGCA